AAGCCTATAAGGTTGGCGCGTTTGATACATACGAGGCGAATGTGCGGGCCATTGCTTCGGATGACTACTTCACGATGGATGAAGTGGCAACGATGGCTAAGGGCCATACCAACAAGACCGGCATACCGTACAGCAGCTCCGATGTGGTCAAGGCTATGGATACCAGTTCCGGCAAAGTGAAAAGCATTATCTCACAGCTTGAGAAAGCCGGAAAAGCGGGCAAAGACGGTGCTTATATTAAGAGCCGCATTACCGCTGCGTACAAGGATAAGTACATTAAGGGCGATGAAACCACCCGCCGAAATATTCGACAGAAGATGTACAACACCGGACTGTACACGGCAGACGAGATCTATAAGCGTACTAACGCCTGGCTGAAAAGCAAATAACCCGCAATCGGGGGGGTGACGAAAGTCGCCCCCCTTTTGCTATACTCAATGAGAGGTGAGAACATGAACAAAGTACAGATGTATATATCTCTTGATGTGTGCAGACCCGGTTTGCAGGAAACGGTATATGTGACCGGCGGAGACCAGGCGTCAAGAGAGCTGTGCATTTCGTTGAATGTGGGCGGCGTTCCGCTGGATATGCAATCCGGCGAGGTAACAGCTGCTTATTACTCGATGATCAATAATAGTCCAGTGTTAGGTGAGTGTCGGCTGGAAGGCGGGCGTATCATTCACGAACTGACGGCTACTGAGTGTGCCAACACGCATACTGCCAATATCCGTGTACAGGATGCAGATGGTGCGGTACTGTATTCTCCGCAGTTGCAAGTGGTGTCCAGCGCACCTATTTACAGTGATAGAGCCATATCACAGAGTGATGAACTGTCCGCTCTGACCAAGGCCCTGGCAGATACAATGAAGAGCCAGATCGCAGGTATCACAGAGAGTGCGGCTAACGGTGTACACACCTATACGGTCACATTCGGTGATAACAGCACCAGGACTTTCACAGTGCAAGATGGAGCAGCCGGGCCGCAGGGCATTCCTGGTACGGACGGCAAAGACGGAGCGCCAGGCGCAGATGGTGCGCCCGGTAAAGATGGTACGGACGGTCGCGGTATCAATACCGCGTGGGTGAATGACAATGGAGAGCTGCAACTGGAGTATTCTGACGGCGAAGAGGATAACTTGGGTAATGTTAAGGGACCGCGTGGTGCAAAGGGCGTAAAGGGCGACACCGGTGCACAAGGACCTGCCGGTGCGGATGGCATTGGTATCACCGATGCACAAATCACAGAAGCCGGAGAGCTACAGATCACTTACACAGACGGTACGACTGTACTTCTGGGTGAGGTCGTAGGCCCCAAGGGCGATACAGGTGCCGCAGGCAAAGACGGCGTGAACGGTAATGATGGTGCCAAAGGCGACAAGGGAGATAAGGGGGATCCCGGTGAACCCGGCGCATCTGGTGTTGAAACCTGGGAGATCGTGTTCACAAAAACATTCGATGAAGACACCACGGCCAACCAGCAGTGGGACCTTGCCAATCCCTGCCGCAAGATCAGACTGCGCATGGCGGTGGCGGGCAGTGCTTCTAATTCAGCGGCCGGTGATACCACTGTGTATCTGAATTCCTACACCTCCAAGTGCTTCCTGCCGAATGTGTTCCGGTATGAGACGGACGCGGCGAAAGGCTCTCTTGCGGTGGCGGAAGTTGATATCACCGGCAACATGGTGCGCGTGCAAACGAATAAGACGAACATATCCAGTAACTTCAACGCGACCAATGTCCTGGCAGGGAACGCAATATGGAACGCAAGCGGGATCACCTTCAACATTATGAGAGATGTGGAAAACCATGGTGCGATCAAAGCCCTGTCGTTTCCAACGAACGGCAAGACGATTGGCAGCGGCACACAAGTTGAAATACTGGGGGTGGCAAAATGAGCATTGAAACAGAAAGCCGCATTGCGTTTTTAAAGTCCGAGTTGGCGGAGACGGATTACCTCTGTCTGAAGTACACGGACGGCGCTTTGTCTGAGGATGAATATGCGCCGATCCGCAAGCAGCGGGCAGCATACCGGGCAGAGATCAACGCCCTGCAAGGGGGTGAGACCGATGTATAGCGCATTCGTCACGGCCGCCCTGACCGCTGCCGTGTCAACGGTGGTGGGCAGCGCCGTGTCCGCTGTGATTGCTTCATTGATTGCAAGAAAAAAGAGCAAAAAAGCAATTGACGAAGTCACCACAGCCCGGTACATAGCCATCGAAAACGGCTTGCAGTCCATTTTGCGCGCCGAGATCATACGGCAGCACGACAAGCACACAGAGCGGGGCTACTGCCCCCTGTACGCCAAGGAAGCCATGGTCAAGGTGTATGACGCATACCACGCCCTGGGCGGCAATGGTATGATGACCAGATTTTATAATGAGATTATTGCGCTCCCGGAGGAGCCACAAAAGGAGGATTAACTATGAAAGTAAACGCAGGAACCATTGCGAGAACCGCTGTGCTGGCGGTATCGCTGCTGAATGTACTCTTGAATGCCTTTGGCAAGAACCCGCTTCCGTTCAGCGATGATGAAGTCTACACCACTGTGTCAACAGTGGTAGCCGTGGTGGCTTCCCTGGCCGCATGGTGGAAGAACAACAGCTTTACAAAAGCTGCTTTGAAAGCAGATGAGACGCTGGCGCTGGAACGGACGGAGACAGCAGAGAGCGAGGCTGTACACCATGAGTAAGCTGTATTACTGCCGGCAGACAACCGAAAAATGTAAAAGCATTCGCTATCCAAGTAAGCCCCATCCGTACAAGTATGGAACCTCCGGCTGCATTTACACCAGCGGCTGCGGGGTATGCGCAAGCCTTATGGTGCTCCATAACTTCGGCTTTACCGGCTTGGATACGGCAGCCTGGACACAGAAGTGCCTACTGATGGGCGCACGGTCCGCAGATGGCACCGATATGGACACGGTGGCAGTGTACCTGGAGAAGCATTACTCCATCGTAAGCAAGCGGGCAAAGACCGTTGCTGACCTGAAGAACCACCTGAAAGCCGGTGGCAAAGCTATAGTGTGCGTCAGTGGTGGCGGCAAACAGCTGTTCTCCAACGGCGGCCACTATGTGTATGTGGGCGGACTGGACAAGAGCGGTAACCTGATCGTGCTGGATCCCTACTGGTACGACGGTAAGTTTACCTTGACGACCAACCGCCGGAAGTACACAAAGGTCAAGAATGGCCGGGAGGTGTATGTGCAGCCTGCGGCGCTTGCCTCTGATTTGAGCGGCATTTGGCTGTTCACCAACGCCAAAGGCGGCAAGGCGGTGTATGCGGAAAGCGATGTCAACTACAAAAAGGCGGCGCCCAAGGCACCGACGGTTAAGCCGGGTACATACATCACCACCGCAGTGCGGGGAATTTACAAGGGCGCAGGTGCTGCTGCCGGACGCAAGAAGGTCAAGGATCTGACCACGGACGGCCGGCGACACGCAACCAGCAGCAAGTCGAAAGCAGACGCTATGTTCCGGGCAGGCACCACCATCACCGTGCTGGAGACAAAGCTGCTCTCCACCGGCAACCTGTGGGCGCGCTGCCCCTCCGGCTGGCTGTGTGTATGGGAAAAGGATATTGACCGTAAATTCATCAAGTAAAGCAGAAAGCCCACCGAGTAATCGGTGGGCTTCTTTTGTTTTTTATCAAAAAATATGACAAAAAGATAAAAAAATTCATGTTTTTATTGAATTTCACATACTCTTATGATAGAATGCAACTGCAAATTAGTTGCAAAGAGGTGGGAAAGATTGAGCCAGTTTGAAAAGCTCTGGGAACGGTTTTTGTTAGTTCCAAGTGATTTTACCTATGAGGAATTAAGAAAAATCATGAAACATTACGGTTATAGTGAGAATAATAAAGGGAAAACATCTGGTTCTCGAGTAGGATTTATAAAGAGGGATGATGTAGAAAAAACGACAATATTTCTTCACAAACCTCATGGATCCGATGCGTATGTTAGAAAAGCTGCGATTAGAAGCATAATTGCTGCTATGGAAAGGAATGGTGATATTAAATGAGCAATGTTATTCAGTACAAAGGGTATTTTACGAATGTGGAATATAGCCAAGAAGACCAAATCCTTTTCGGCAAAATAGAGGGCATTCGTGATTTAGTCACATTTGAGTGCGAAAACGCAGGCGAGGTGGAACAAGCTTTCAAAGAGGCGGTGGACGATTATTTGGAATTTTGCGAAGAGGAGGGCAAAGATCCAAACAAAAGCTTTAGCGGCTCATTCAATGTAAGAGTAAGTCCGGAATTGCACAGGGATATATGGGCGGCAGCAACCAAACGCGATATGACATTAAATGCGTATGTGAATGAGGCATTGCGAGCCTCATTGAAAAAAACGACTGATCCAATGGTTGTTTTTCTTGTCCCATCAAGGCTGTCTCGGACAGAGCATGCTCCACAATTTTCCATTGATAAAGATGCCTATAAATCAGGCGAAGATGGATTTTCTTATGGCATAAATAGAAATCTAATTACGAGCGGAGGGGTAAATCAATGAACTATAATTTGAAATTGCAAGCATACAAAATAAGTCAAATTGCAGTTGATACTAAGTTGATTAAGGATGGAAAAGAAGAATTGGCAATAGAGTGCTTTGTTTCACCCAAATTCCCATTGAATGGGGATGATGATACTCTACTGCTGGCTTTTAATGCGTCTGTGTATGAAAAGGATAAGAAGGACGCTGAAAAAATCGTAAGCGCAACTGCGGAATTTATTTATGAATGTAATATGCATCCGGAGGATACAAAAGAGCTAAGAGATTATATTCTTGATCATTGCCTTGATGAAATACAGGACATAGCTTTCGAGCATATTAACAGGATTTTTGAAGCTATGAACTTTACTGGGCTAAAAATAGAGGCAAGTGAGTAAGTTGCAATTTTTACCAAGTTCAATGAAAAACGCTTGACAACACATCTTCCTTTGTAGTATAACAAAAAACAAAGGAGGAATGAAAAATGATTGTGGAAGATACCAAAGATTTGGTTGAAACTGCGGACTATGTGATCATCGAAGCTGTTTTAGTGGATGATGGATTGCGTTACAAACAACTTTCTGTTGGCATTAAAGCCAAAAATGGTGACATTATCCGCATAATTCCAATATCGACAATGCTGATGTAAAAAAAGGCCGGGTAGTTCAGTAACTGCCCGGTCTTTTTCTATACCTCGCATTACCAAGTACTGCAACGAGTACTGCAACGCCAAAAGTTTTTTATTTTCTCTCATTTTTTACACAAGCGGAAATTTGGCTTAACTAAGCCAAAAATGGAAACAGGAAGAAATAAAGGACGGCTAAAAAAGCCGTCCTTTTTGGTCGAGGTGACAAGATTTGAACTTGCGACCCCCACGTCCCGAACGTGGTGCTCTACCAAACTGAGCCACACCTCGATTTATTGCTACAATAGGATAACACAAAATGCGCGCGGTTGCAAGTGTTTTTTACAGAAATTTGTTTTGCGACGGGTCATAGGTCATGCCGATGGCAGCCAACTGGGCCTCCAGCGCCGCCCGGTCCACCTGCAAGTCTGCACACAGAGCGTCCAGACTGGGATAAAAATCCCGCAATTTGGTATTGATTACGCTAAACAAAATAAACGGGTCCTTGGGTAATGCAGCCATCTTTTTTGCCTCCCGGTGCAGATTTGATTTTAATTTACCATAAAAAGCGGGAGAATTCAAGAAAAATCCCGCCTTTTATATTGATTATTTTCTATTTATATGTCATAATAGGCTGTAATTTTATATCCGGCGCAAAACGGCGCTATCGCCCGTTGGCCGGAACAGTAGGTGAAATCATGACGGAAAATGAAAAAATCGCAGCGCTGCTCTTTCCCCATATTACCATGACCCCGGCGGATTACGAAGCCAAATACCCGCCCCGGCAGCTGAAAGAGGGCGCCAGAGTCAGCCGCTTTTCGCCCAGCCCAACAGGCTTTTTGCACTTTGGCAATCTGTTTTCCTGTGCGGCGGCATACCGCACTGCCCGCTGCACCGACGGCGTGTTCTATGTGCGGGTGGAAGATACGGATCAAAAGCGCAAGGTAGAGGGCGCGGTGGAGACCATGCTCTCTGCGCTGCAAATCTACGGCATTACACCGGACGAAGGCGTGATGGGGGACGGAAGCGAAAGCGGCGCCTACGGCCCTTACACCCAAAGTCTGCGCAAAGACATTTACCAGTGCTACGGCAAATCTCTGGTGGAGGAAGGGCTGGCTTACCCCTGCTTTTGCACCCCGGAGGAGCTGGAAGACCTGCACGCCCGGCAGGAGAACGAGGACATTAAAGGCTACTGGGGTCCCTACGCCCACTGTCGGGATCTGACCTACGACCAAATCAAGGCCAATATAGACGCCGGCAAGCCCTGGACCCTGCGCCTGCGCTCTCCCGGCAAGCCGGAGGGCAAGGTGCGCTTTGACGATCTGATCAAAGGCAAAATTGAAATGCAGGAGAATGTAATTGATGTGGTGCTGCTGAAAACCGACGGCATTCCCACCTATCACTTTGCCCACGCGGTGGACGACCACCTGATGCGAACCACCCATGTGGTGCGGGGTGACGAATGGATCGCCTCTGTGCCCCTGCACCTGCAGCTGTTCAAGCTCTTAGGCTTCCGCCCGGTGAAATACGCCCATAT